ATGAGGAGGTTTGATATGAAAAGTGACCAAGATAAAAACCTATTACATTTCACAGAAGGTGGTACAGGTGTTACCAATTTTCACAAAAGACAACATCAAGTATATTATGAAGCTATTTTCGAATACGGCGACAGTAATTTGTTTATCGGTAAACCAATACCACCTTTACATGATGATAAAAATTGGTTTGCTCTTAGACGCAAAACGCGGAACAATGATCTAAGCGAATTTTGGAAAGTCTTTGATAAGGTAAACGAAAGGATAAATCTTAAACTGTGTACTCAATGTGGTACAAGATTCAAAGGCGAAGATAGTCTTTGCCCACATTGTGCTGAAATGTGGAATAAGATCAATCAGCCTCATGAGAAAGATTCTGATCCAGGTAGACCGGTCAGACCTCATCGTTCAGGTGGTGGTCATTGGGTAGGTAATTAACTGTCAAGGCTTATTTTATAACTGCCCAACTTTACTTATTTGGAGGTTTTCAATGTCCTGGGGAAACGCTGAGAATGAGTTACAAAAAGAAGTTGATGAAGGCGGTGATATTCCTTTTGAGAGAAGGATTGTTGCATGGAAGCGGTCAGATGGTATGACGGAAGTATGGTGCGAAGGCGTAAAGAAATTGGTCCCGACATCGGCTGAAAGCAAAGCTCTATCGGCAGAAGCACAGCCATCTCTGTGCTGGAAACCAAAGTATTGTGAAAATCAATATGATAATGCCGGTAGAGTAAATATGAATAGTAAGGTGGTTGCTTAACTGTTCTTGGTTACTTCTTAACTGCTTGCCATTACTTTATGAGGAGGACTTTAATGAAACAAATTTGGTTACCTGAAAAGTTGTATAATGCTTTTCCTGTATTTACCGCTTTAACTGGCGTCAATTTCTTTTTTATTTCAACCTCCTTATTTTCAACGGCATTGAGTTCTTTACTTGGGGTTTATGGGCTGGCTATTATTTGTCGTCGGGCTTTAGAATATTGATAAAAGGAGAAATTAATGAAAAAGGGTTATACACCACTAGCCGTAACACTGGATACGACAGATAGAACGGCAACTGTAGCAATGATGGCTACTATAACTGGTTTGTGTACAATGTTGTATGATATTGGTGGATATGATGGCAGAACGGTTTTTAATTCATGTTTAAACAATTCTCGCATAACCAAAGGTTCTGCGTTTAGGAGATAAGTAGTGAAATCTCATTACGTCTATATCGCATATGCTTCAGCATGGGTAGCCACGTCAGTTGCTGTGTGTTTTGCTATTTATGTTATTAAAAGTGTTTATCCATTATTTGCATTAATTATTCCATTATTTATTTCAATTTCAACAAAACCTAAAGGAGATAACCAATGAACTTACATAGCGAGACAGAAAGCAACATTGTAACCTGTGTTTATTGTGGGCATGAATATCCAAATGGAACACCTACAGCAAAACATGCGTTGCTTACTGCTCATATCAAGGTGTGCAAAAAGCACCCAATGCGAGATGCAGAACAGAAAATAGCAAAACTTCGGTCAGCGTTGGTTGGGTTAATAGGTGTCGAAAAGCCAGAAGAGCTTACCCAAATGGAGTTTATCATTCGGTCAACACCTGCCCCTGAGTCTGATAAAATTGCAGCTATAAACGCTATTGATGCATTGAGGGCAACAGCCTAATTTTATATATCACAACCCATAATATAATAACCAATTGAAAAGGAGATGAAGAATGATCGATTTAAAGCAAAAAGAATTGTACGAATGGCAATCCAGAAACTTTCCAAGAGAACGTTATTTAGTTCTATCGAAAGAACAGCTTGTAGATATTATTTATACACTTCAAGTTACTCTTGGTATATGTGAGGAAGCCGGAGAAGTTGCACATCATGTGTTGAAAGGTATTCAGGGTATTCGAGAAGGTATTAATGGTATTGACAAAGAGCAAGTTGCTGATGGTATTGCGGATACGCTTGTTTACGGTCAGCAACTTGCTTCTGAATTGAAGATTGATCTTGAAACAGAAATACCAAAAGTTATTGATTCAGTATTAGTGCGTAACTGGATTGATAATAAGGTTGATGCTACTTCTTCAGTAACTTGTTACTGTGAGCAAAATCAAGGTAGATACATTGACGATAATACTGGTTTTCTTTGTTGTAATATTTGTGATAAACCAGTGCTATTAACTAGATCATTAACGGGGCTTTCTCCTAAAGACAAGAATTAGAAATATTTTTAGGACGATTAAACAAGGAAACCCGCTCGATACACTGAGCGGGTTAGGTGGTGGGTAATCCGGTGGGCGAAGCCGGATCTTGGAGCAGTCGCTTTCAAAGGAGGAAAGAAGCGATAATTTAACCCTAGCCTACCGGTTCAGTTTGTGCAAGCAATTTTTCTTTAATTTGCTCCAAAACCTTGATTTGTACGTGACGTTCTTCGATAGCAGTCTCGACAAAAAGAGCTGCCTGATTAGGCATCCCCTTATCGATATATTCTCTTACCAAACCATCGTGTATTTTATATTTATCGAGCAGTTTTCTTAGATCACTTCGCACCGGCTTTCCTCCTGTTTAAGTACAAATCTTAATATTGATTTCAACGTCTTTAACTCTATATGTAAATCATTATTAGCGGGTATGTATACACCAGCTAAATCTTTTTGTGGTTGTGCGTTAACCTCTTCTATTCTGCGATTTAGTTCTTTAATTATTGTTTTCATGATCCATCACCAAAAACTTTTAACATCCAAAACAACATAACACTTCCCATTTCTACCAATACCCAACTTCATCTTATCAATAGAATTAACTTCCTGTATCTCACCAGATTCAATAAGAGATTGAGTCAACGTCTTTAAAGCCTGGACTGGTCCAATTCGATCTTGTTTAAAACTTTGTCGCATTCTACAATACGCAGTCAAAAACCCATGGGGAACAATCTTATTTTTGTGGGTATTCTCGGATACTCCAGGATATTTTTTAACTTCGCCCCATTGTTTACGTAAATAAGTAGAAAAAGCGTTTTTAAGATCAATCAATTGTTTATTTTGAGTTTGTTGTATTCCAGCTTCACCAGTTTCAAACTTACTCAAAAGTTTTTCAATGTTATGCTTTACAATATTCACTGACCATTCAGCTTGTTCAAGACTTACACAAGGATTGATATAGTTTGTGCCTACGGCAAGCAAACCAGCAAGTTTTACAGCCATAAGATGTGCTCGGTTATATAACTCTTCATGGATTGAGTTGTCACCAGCAGTATTTATTTTATCATCTGCAAACTTTCTGAAATCTTTTAAATATTCATCAGATTCCTTATCGATATTAATATCAATGACATTGTTGCTGCTGTTAAGCTGTAAGCTGTACGCGCACAATTGACCAAACTGTTCTTTTAAACGTTCGGGAACTTGCTCCAAATAATGATATTCGTTCGGCTCAACACGCTTGCCTAAATATTCAATGATTAAAAACCTTGAAAGAAATCCTTCGGAAATCATCGTTTCGTTAAGAAGTTCATAAAATTGATTAGGTATTGTTTCAGCCAAAATAGATAATGCTGCCCCTCTAACACTATCCGTATTTTTAGCAGCATCAGAATAGATGATTTCCGACAATGTATTATTTTTACCAGATTTACTATACATTCGCAGCATTGCGTCTTTAACGCCTTGTTGTGCAACATTCCGGCTATTGTCGTCCATCTTTTTTAATGTCTTGCCAAATTCACCAAATATAGAAACGAATGATTTAGATGTTTTCGTTATATGCTTGATCAAAGCTTCTTCGGATTGTATCTTTCCAGGGCCATTAAACAGAGCTGCTTGTGGAACTGTCGGTAAAATAGAAGCTATTAACTTAGATATGCCTTCAGACATAGCGTCCTTTCCTCTACCGGTGCGAGCTAACAAAATGACATATTGATTTAATCCTGTGCCTGATATGTTATAACATCTACCACAAACACCGGCCATTAATCCAATAGCCGCCGCTAAGGCTATTTCTGGAACCGGATATCGTGCTGACTTATACACAAACGCGGCAAGTTCCCCTATCAACCCCCTTGGTGGTATATACACTTCAGGTGCAAGTTGTTCTAAAACTTTTGCTGTTTCACTGACAGGTAAAGCAGCTTGTTCAGGTGGTTTTATCTTTTCAAGGAATGCTTTCGAAAGATTCTCTTTTAAGGCTGATAAATCTATTTCAGGTGGTTGATTGTCAAAGGACTTGCCTACCATGTCATCAATATATTTGTCACGTTGCGCTTTCTTACGTTTACCAAGAGCAGACGCTCTGAAGAGTCTTCTTATTTGTTCTCCGTTTTGTGTATAAAAAGAAAGAATGTCTATAAGTGCGTAATCAGCTTCAGATTGCGAAGGGTAATACCGTTGCCAATTACCTTCCCAAAGATCTATGAACTTTTCACCATTTTGAGCATTTGCAGCAGCTTCGTATATTTCGGTATCGGACTGCAATTGTTCTTTAGTTAAGGATAAACTTTGACTTTGTCCACCTTCGCCCATTTCTGCCCACAATTGATACAATTGCCCGTTCATGTCACGTATCGGAGCAGGGTTATATACTACACCAGTCATGGTCATAAACCTACCGTGGGGATAAATTCCTACACTAAACTTATCGCGTCCCGTAGGAACCGTACCTTTCAGCCAGATATGAATACCGCGTCCAGATGGAGAAACTTCTGAATAAGAATCAAAAGCTTTTGCTATGTTAATTTGTCGTTGATAAAGTTCTTCTGGATTAGTAAATTTAGGGCTTCCGTCTGGCTTGGTTTTAAAGGGGTCGTCTATATCGATACAAGCGATATTTAGCTCAGGTGTGATAACGAAACCAATACCAGACATATTGGTTTGAGGCAATATCGATATACAGTTCTCGAAAGTACTCCAGGTAGCAGGATTGTTTACTGAAGCATGATAACCATTCGACGGATTATAAGGAACTTTAGTTTCAATGCCATTTTGCACTTCTTTACGCCATAGTACAAAATTCGGTACTGATTTTAATTCGTCTGGAATGTTGTTGAACATCGAGGAGTTCCTTTATATAGATGTTAAACAAATGTTTTTCCGGTCAGAAAATGATAAAGGATTTCAACCTTATCGACACTTGCTGAACATTTATCTCCTCGAATGTGGAATGAATTTACCCAGGATTCAGATAAGCCAGTCTTTTCAGCTATATCCTTCAATGTAGTGGTAGCAGGACGGTTACGAAGTAAATGATGTGTAACTTCCCGAGCTGACTTAGCTTTTTTTGTAGCCATGTGTGAATCCTCTTGAGACGACTGTAAATTTTTCTGCTGAATGCCCATATGCTTACTATACCGGCTCAAAAAAAGAAAGATAAAAAATTATACTTTTAAATAAAAAATTGTGTTGACAGGTCTATTGTGCAGTGGTAGGGTATAGAAAATGAAGGTTGAAATACTTCAATCAAAAGGGAGCGGGTGTGTTAGTTAAAGGTAAACTATGATTAAAATAATACAAACCAAATTTTGCCCCATATGCAAAACACACTTTGATCGTAAGCCTGGCAAAAGTAATGCTGCTTGGGAAGAACAAATTTGTTGCGGCAGAGATTGCGCAAATATTAATAAAAGAAAAGATGATAATAAATTAATTCGTAAGGCCAGAAGAAAGGATTTGACTCCTGGTAAAAACAGATATCAAGGTTGGGGTAAAAGGAGATGCAACAATGAATGATAAAGAAATTTCGTCAGTTGATACTTTTCATGAGTTTGAACAAGCTATAACGAATGCTCTGAGTAATCGGGCTAAAGATTGGATTGAATTTTCAATCAAAGTGCTTGCCCACATTGAGGGGTACACGATACCACAGTACGGCGATAAAGGTGAAGATCAAATTACTAACTGGAGTTGCGAAGATTGTCTAAAAGTAGTTGGTAAAAGACTTGATCGATTCGGTCGTAATTCGAGAGAAGGTCAACAGCAACTTGATTTCTTAAAAATGGCACATGAGGTTCAGCTTGCTAATGATAAATATATTGAGCCTCCTGTAGCTAAATTTGATAAATGTACTTGGCTACTGCTAGAAGAAGACGGTGTTGATTACGGCTCTGCTTGCGGTAAAATCTTTTCAATAGATTACTATCCGGGTACGATCAATTATTGTTTGAATTGTGGAAAACCTTTGGTTATTGAGGAATCCAAATGAGCAATTTTCTCAGTCAAGTAAGCCAATCCAATAATTCAAACTCAGGTATTCGAGTTGTCATTGCCGGAGTTGAAAAGATTGGCAAGACCACATTTACTTGTAGTGCCCCTAGACCGCTGCTTATACCATTGGAGCATGGTTATATGGGTATTAAAGTAAACAAAACTCCCCAGCCAGCTACTTTTGATGAAGTTATTTCTTTACTTGATGAAATTATAATTACCGCTCAAAAGGGTAAATTCAAGTATAAAACCCTTGTACCTGATTCCGCAACTGCCTTAGAGCGACTTATTCATGATGCGGTTTTGACAAGCGATCCATCATATAAGAAGGGTAATAAAGCAGGTTTAACCATGGAATCTGCGCTTGGTGGATACGGCAAAGCTTATCAATTTGCAAATGAGAAGTTTGCTCAATTTCTTGAAAAATGTGACCAGTTAGCGAATTACGGTGGAATTAATATAGTATTAACTTGCCATGTATTTGCCGGTAAAGTTATAGATCCTTCAGTGGGTGAATACGACGCCTGGGACTTATTATTACATAGTCCGAAGAATAACAGGACATACGGCAAGCGGGAAATGCTGATGCAATGGGCAGATATTGTGGGCTTCTTGCACGAACCGTTGTTTATCAGCAAAAGTAAAGATAGTGACGTTTCAATGGGTATAAGTAAAAACGCAGGTCGTATATTAGGAGTTGAAAGAATCCCTGCATATGCTGCTGGAAACAGATTCGGAATGAAGGGGGAATTATCTGTCGCAAAAGAACAAAGCTGGAACTACCTTGCTCATGCGATCTTTGAATCATGTGGGTTAGATGTATACAATCGAGATATTTAAAAGGAGGATTAAATGACCCGACGCAAACCAAAACAATGTTATGATGGCAAATGGTTTCATGAAAACAATGTAGTAATGTTTGAATGTGTAGCTTTTGGATTTGGAGTTGTGTTCGGGTTTGGATTACATTATTTAGTTTAATTTTATCAACAGGCATATTGCCTAAAACAATCATTCATATGGAGAAATAAAAGTTATGGTAGCGTTTAAAGAAGGATTTTCAGCACGAACAGTCCCGCCGATGGGAAGCGGTAATCAATTGCCAATTTCCCCAAAAGAAGGATGGAATGTTGTTATTACAGGTTCATCTGTAGAACCTACTCAATCTGACCCATCAAACGGTAAACTTGTTTTGAACATGGTTATTATCGATGGTGAATTGATGGGTCAAGTCGGTGACGACAATCTGAACATCTTTCATTCAAATCCGAAAACTTGCGAAATTGCCGATCAGCAACTTTCTTCGTATTGTTGGGCGGTCGGTAAGCCCGATGCGCGACAAAGTGAAGAATTGTACAACACACCGTTCAAAGTAGTTGTTACAAAGAATCCCAAAGACGATAAATATGTGAACGTCAAGCCATTGTGTGTAGACGGTAGAGCGCCTGGAAAGGTTGCCTCTGAAAGCACCGCTGGAGCGCCCGCAAGCCATCAGCCAGCACCACCACCACCATCCGCACCGGCACCTACCCCGCCGCCAGCAGCTACAGGCGCACCGGCCTGGACCCCACCGGGAGCAGCCGCCGCACAGCCCCCGGCATCCGGTCAACCTGCATGGGGAGGAGCACCGCCAGCAGGAAGCCCAACACCGCCTTGGAGTCAACCTAAGTAGTATTTACCCACATATTATATCAAACCCTGCCTTTGCTTTCGAGTATTGTGCAGGGTTTCTAGGTAAAGGGCTAACTGTTAAAAGGAGAAATCATGCTCGACCTAGAGACACCAGGAGTATTAAAACTTCTATCTGAACAAATCAAACAAGACATAGACGCTTACTGTGTTGAAACATACAGTACGCGTACCAGAGGTCATTTAGGAGCATCTGCAATAGGTAAATCTTGTTGTAGAGAGTTATGGTATAATTTCAGATGGGCTTATACAAAAATTCATGATGGTAGACAATACCGATTGTTTCAACGCGGTCATTTTGAAGAACCTCGTTTTACTGGATACCTTGAAGGCATTGGATGTAAGGTAAAAGACTTTGATAAAAAGTTATTGTTTCATCCTGAATCCGAATCGTATTTTTATGGCACTGATTCAGATATAGTTGATCTAGTTGAAGATGTTGAGGGTATTCCTTTCCACGAAAACAAAGCCAAAGAACTAGGAATCTATCTTGATAAAGGTAAACGTCAGATCCGCATTTATGGTTGTAAAGGTCATTTTGCAGGTTCGTTGGATAGTGTAATAGAATTGCCAAAACGATACCAGATCGAACAACATGTTTTGTTTCTTGGAGAGTACAAAACTCAAGGTACTCAAAAGTTTCCAAAACTTATTGAAAAAGGCTGTCAACTAGATAAATATACACATTGGTGTCAACAATGTGTATATGGATACAAATTAGGTTTACAATACGGCGTTTATATAGTAGTAAATAAGAATGATGATGACTTGTACATCGAAGTGATGAAGTTGGATTGGTTCTTAGGGCAAGAACTAGAACAGAAAGCAGAGCGAATCATCTTTTCGCAAGTGCCGCCAGCAAAGATATCTTTATCGTCAGATTATTACGAATGCCGATTCTGTGATATGAAAGATGTTTGCTGGAACAATAAACCGGCTGAGGTAAATTGTCGAAGTTGCGCTAGGTGTTTTCCGGTTGATGAGGCGCAGTGGTATTGTAATTTGTATGATAGCGTTGTGCCGAAAGAGTTTATTGAAACTGGTTGTCTGGAAGGATCCCTGCTGGAAGCGTGCAAAGCTGCAATGGCGGCATTATCTCAGACTGCAACTTTTCCGGCAGACGTAGAAGCTGCAAAGCGGTTTCTTTCCGCTGCTATCTCATCCACTGGTGTAGAGCAAATATAACGCAAAGTTCACCGGATAAACCGGTGAAACTTTTGGTTGGCATAAACTTAAAATTTATCAACGAGGTTGGGTATGGCGGGTGAAATAACTCTAACGACACGGCAGATTTTAAACCTGTGTGAGTTTGCCGGAATCGCGATAGATATAAACAAATCAACATTTTTCCCACCAGGTGAGGAGTATTTGCTTGATACGGAATATGCCATAGCCCAAAACGAGCACGGGGCAGTTTCCTATCTTTACGAGTACCCAGAAGAAGGCGGATACCCATTGTCTGGCGATCCACACATATTCAAAAATTGGGCGTATCTTCGAGGCACTTCACCTGCGTAGCCAGGTGCAAGTCTTGGTTGGATTCGCACTGCCGGGGCCAACAAGTTATTATCAGGACGGAATCCTTAGTTAATATACATAAAAGTGGTGTTATCGATAAACGCAACAATGACACCATTTTTAATAAAATGGTCAGGCAATCTGACAGATTACACGCCACAATCAACCAAGGAGAAACCCATGTCATTGCTAACATTTGAAATAGACGAAGTCTTACTCAGAACCATAGTCAAAAACTATATTCAAAGTAAACTTGGTGATATTGTAGTCAAAGATAATGAAGTTAAGATTGAGGTTAAATCTCAACAGAATTATCGGGCTGAATGGGAGAATGCTTCTTTTCGGGCTAGGTATTCTACTATTGTGAAGGATTAGAAAGGAGAGTAGTATGATAACCGCAAGAAATTATGCCGCTCAATTAGAAAAAGAAATTAAAAATAATAAAGTCTTATTTTTAGACGATAGCATTAGGAATCATATTGCAAATTTAGTAAAAACAAGTGAGCATTTTGCTTTACCTGACGATGGTATCATTTTGAATGATGGATATAAAGGTTTACATGGAAATTCACTAAAGCTGCCTTATAAATGCATGACGGTCGAGTATTATGCACCTTCATCAAATTATGGTAAAGATAAAATAAATATTGAAATAAATAATAAAACTTATACTAGCATATCGCTTGATAAAAAAATTGTATTAGCAATAGAAAATAAAAACGAAATTATGTTACTTCCGTTTTTGCATACTGCAATATATAATGTTTGGGTATTTAGTAAAGTATGTATTAAATTTAACCAAGGTGTTTTATTTAATGAGAAAACCGCATATATTCATTCTCACGCAAAAGACTTATCCGAAGAACATTTAGAAATATTCAAACTCCAAGCAGATCAAGCAGTGCAACCTTTTTTAGAAATGTTGGAAGCATTAACTTGTCGAAATGTTTATATTGAGTCATTAGAACCAATTAACAAAAAGAAGAATGATCGTCGTATTAAAGATGGAAAAGTACCTTTTTATGAAACAAAAATTCTAGTAGTAAATTCCAAATCAAAAGAGGTTGATAAAACTCATAAGGGCGGCACACACGCTTCTCCAAAACAACACTTAAGAAGAGGTCATATAAGACGACTACCAAAAGGTAACATTTGGATCAACAATTGTGTAGTAGGTAAAATTGAGAACGGTTTTGTTGATAAATATTATAATGTCATTTAATGTTAGATTTGATTAAAAATAAAACTAGGTATTAACTGTTGATGTTATCTGCTTTGCGCCCATATCAATACGAAGGTGTTGAAATCACCTTAAATTTCTTTTTTGAAGGCAATAAAGGTAATCCAATGATAGCGATGCCTTGTGGAACTGGGAAAAGTTGGGTTATTGCAGGATTTATAAAAAAGATATTTCATTTATATCCAAATCAAAGAATTATTGTATCAGTTCCTACCAAAGAACTGGTTGTTCAAAATGTTGATAAAATGCATAAAATGTGGGCAAATGCACCGGTTGGAATAAATGCAGCAGGTTTAAATAGAAAAGATGTTATACAACCTATAATATTTGGTACAATGCATTCCATAGTTAAATCTATTGATAATTTTGGACATAGAGACTTGTTGCTTGTTGACGAGTGTCACACTGTATCTCCTAAAGAAAATACTACTTATCAAAAAATTATAAATTGTTTGACTGAAAAAAATCCAAATTTAAGAATTATAGGGTTAACAGCTACAAAATTCAGGATGGGTCAGGGATTATTAACTGATAATGGAATCTTTACTGACATATGCTACGATTTAACAAACGTAGATTCTTTTAATAGATTTCTAGCAGAGGGATATTTATGCCCATTAGTACCAAAACCCACAAAAGTATCTATAGATAGAGAAAAGCTTACAATAGTTAATGGAGATTTTTCTAAAGGTCAATCGGACGAAGCCGCTGATAAAATAATGTACGAAGCTTTAACAGAGGCTGTTGAATATGGTTACGATAAAGATAGTTGGTTAATATTTACAGCAGGGGTAAAATCATCTGAAACAGCATCTGAAATTTTAAGTAGTTTTGGAATCTGTTCAGCGGCGGTTCATTCCAAATTATCTTCTAGGCTTAGGGATGAACGTATCCGCGATTTTAAATCGGGTAAAATAAAAGCTCTTTGTGGAATGGGTATTTTTCTAACCGGTTTTGATCATCCCCCTGTAGATCTTATTGTTGGTTTAAGACCTACCGTAAGCCCTTCTTTACATGTGCAAATGCTTGGTAGAGGAATGAGAACAAGCCCGAATAAAAAATATTGTTTAGTTCTTGATTACGCAGGTAATGTTAAAAACTTGGGACCAATCAACGACCCCCGTATTCCCCGCAAAAAAGGTAAAGCTACCGGCGAAGTACCGATTAAAATCTGTGAACAATGCGGTACATACAACCATGCAGCAGCACGGATGTGCTGTAACCCTGAATGTAATTTTGAGTTTAAGTTTCAAACAAAACTTAACCCAACTGCATACACTGACGCTATCATGCGTTCAGACGCGCCGGTCATTGAATACTATGATGTAACAAAGGTGATCTACCATAAACATGAAAAGATAGGATCACCACCAATGATAAAGGTGTCCTACTTTGCAGGATTGAAAAGGTTTGTTAAGTTTGTATGTCTTGAGCACCAAGGGTTTGCTGGTAAAAATGCTAGAGATTGGTTCAGACAACATTACGCTCATGAGTTGCCGGTTACAACCGATGAGGCACTTGCGATAGTATCTATGCTACGCGTACCGAGAAGGATTAGAGTATGGACGAATAAGAAGTTTCCGGAAATAATGGGGTACGAATGGTAGATTTGTGTTGACAGGTTAATTGTGAAATAGTACTATTGTTGATGAAAGGGCAAAATTACAAACCAACTTAAAAAGGAGGGAATTGTGAACATTAACGATTTGACACCATTGCTAGAAAGGCTTGCTGCTGAACTCGGAACTACCGTTGAAATGCTTTGGAGCGTACTTTTGAAACAAGCTGCAATAAGTGCGACAACGAATGTAGTTTTGAGTGTACTTTTAGTTTTAATTTTTATAGGCTGTTTTCAACTTGTGCAACGAAAAACGACAGTTGCTCCTGAAACAGAAGAACATTATGCTTGTTCTGATTGGGAGGATGAAGGTAAAGTCATTGCCTGGGTCATTCTTGCAGCAATAGCAGCTATTTTTTTAGCAATTATCATTGGCGGTATTCACAATGTAGTCAGTGGTTATTTGAATCCACAATATTGGGCACTTAAAGAAATATTGGGGCATTGTAAATAAATGCCACTGAAACTTTAAAAAGGAGAACGATATTATGAAATGTAAACACGAGGTTTCCATAAATTCCAAACCTATAATTATTATAAATAACAAATCGATTTATCGATGTAGACACTGTGGCGAAACAATTTGTTTAGATGGAACCGAGTATGTTCAAGCTATGTTAGTTTTAAATAAAACCACTACCCTATCTTGTGA